CAGTCGCTGACGGCGAAGACGGTGACGAAGACGAAGCCGGCGAAGATGGTGACGAAGACGAAGCCGGCGAAGACGAAGACGGCGACGAAGGCGAAGCGGCCCGCGCCGCGCGTAAGGGCGACAAGGCAAACCACTTCGTCGCAGCCATGGGCCAGTCACGGCACCCGAACGCGGGCGGCGGACGGGTCACAGGCGGCGGGGACAGCGCCGATGCGCCCAAAGGCAACCCGCTTCTCGCCGATCACGCTCGCGTCACCGGCTCGAAGTGGTCGAGTGAAGCCGCCAAGGCAACCCGCCAGTAATCCGGCACCAGTCGGATAGGTTCAACGGGCTGCGGCCCATTCTGGAGTACAGATTATGAGCGACGGACTGGCGCACGGCGTCAACATCATCGGCACTTTCACGCCGATTCAGCTTTGGGCCGGTGAGCCCAACGGTCAAAGCACGCAGGGCGTTGCCGCTTCCGGCAACACCTTCGGTCAGGTCAACGCACGCGGCGAGACTTTCAAGTTCCCCGTGGTCGCCCTGGTCGGTGGCTACCTGGTTCCTTGGAACCCGCTCGCTGACTCGAACAACCCGAACGCTTGGGCGAGCGGCACCATCACGATCTCGTCCACCGGCCCCTTGGCTGATGAGACGGTGACAGTGAACGGTGATGTCTTCACGTTCAAGGCCGTGGCCGACGCTGACTATGAAGTCGCCCTGGGTGCGACGGTCACGGAGACGGCAACCAACCTGAAGAACGCGATCAACGATATGCGCGAGGCCATCGGGCTCGGCGTTATCGCCACTTCAGCCGCAGGCGTTGTGACGGTTAAGGCCCCCGGTGACGCCGGAAACGCCGTAACCCTGGCCGAAACCGGAACCAACGTGGCGATCAGTGGTGCCACGCTTTCGGGCGGCACGGACAGCGATGCCGAGATCGGCGGGGCCCGCAAGCCGTATGGCGTTCTGCCGCACGCGCTGGACACCACCGTAACGGGCTACAACGCCGCCGTGGACACTCCGGTCTTCATCTCCGGTCACTTCAACTTCGACGCTCTCGACCTTCCGGACGGGACCGCCTACGAAGAGATCAAAGCCGCGTTTGCCGGCACTCCCATCAACATCCAGCGGCTCTACTAAGAGCCGTCCGCCTGGCAACTAGACAAGGATACGCGACATGGCATTTGATCTCTACGGAACGGCGGACATGCTGGACGTTCTTCGGGTAACCCCGTTGGAGTCGGCATACTGGCTGGACGGCTGGTTCCCCGGCGCGCGTCAGTTCGACACCGCTGAAATCATGTTCGACAAGGTTCGCACCGTGCGCAAGCTGGCTCCGTTCGTGAGCCCGGTTGTGCAGGGCCGCGTGATGAAGTCTCGCGGCTTCGAGACGCGCGCGTTCGCTCCGGCTTACGTCAAGCCCAAGCACATCGTCGATCCCAACCGCCAGTTCAATCGCAGGGCGGGTGAAGTGCCCGGTCTCGGTTCGAGCACGCCTCAGGCACGGTGGAACGCGGCTATCGCTGAGAACCTGGCCGAAGAACGCAGCACGATCCATCGCCGGGAAAACTGGATGGCCGCCATGGCGATCATCTACGGCTCGGTGACGATCACGGGCGAAGATTACCCGACTCAGGTGATCGACTTCCAGCGCAACTCCGGGCTGACCCGTGTGCTCACCACGACCGCCCGCTGGGGTGAATCGGCCGCCGATCCGCTCGCCGATATCGCCGAACTGCGCACGCTGTCCTTCCAGGAAAGCGGCTCGCCGATTACTCGCCTGACCATGGGCCTGGGTGCCTTCGATCTGTTCTACGCAGACGAGAAGGTCCAAGCGCTCCTGAAGGGCCAGGAAATCGGCAACGTGGCGCGCACCAGCGACTCCTCGCTTTCGGCTCTCGGCTCGCCGGGCGATCCGTTCGAGTATCGCGGCGTGCTTCAGGGTGCCAATGGCCAGGGCCGTCTCGAAGTCTTCACGTACAACGAACAGTACGAAGACGAAAACGAAGACACCCAGTCGATCATGGACACGTACTCGGTGGTCGGCACCGGCTCGAACGTCCGTGGCCTGCGCTGCTACGGCGCTATCCGCGACAAGCGTGCTGGCCTCCAGCCGCTGCCGCTCTTCCCGAAGATGTGGGATCAGGAAGACCCGTCTCTGACCTACACCATGACGCAGAGCGCGCCGTTGATGCTTCCGACGAACATCGACAACACCTTCCATATCGTCACGCACGACGGTCTGTGAAATACCCCGTGAGAGGGCGGTCTTCGGGCCGCCCTCTTATCCCTGAACGGACCAACCTAAGAGGATATCCCCCATGGCCGGCAAGTACATGATCGTTCACTCCGCTTCCGTCGTCATTGTTCGCGACGGCCAACGCAAGTCCATCGCGCCAGGCCACGGTGAAACTTTCACCGACACCGAGATTGCATCCATCAACGGCGCGATTCCCGGTGCACTCCGTAACCCCGTCAACGAAGGCACGGCGGCTCCGGTCGCAGCCGAGAAGGACGAGAAGCCCGCCAAGGCTGAGAAGGCTGAGAAGCCCGCCAAGGCCGAGAAGCCCGCCAAGGCCGAGAAGGCCGCTGCGTCCACCCAGGCCAGTGACGACGACGACGAGGACATCTGACCTGTGACCGGCCTAGCGGCCATCAAACAAGCAGCGCGGCTCGCTATCCAAGGCAGGATGGGCGAGCCGTGTTCGTACAGTAATGGCGTCGATCCTTCCACGCCTACCTTGGCTCAGCAAGCAGCAGGCCTAGGCCTCACGGTGCGCTTCCACACGAAGACCAAAGTCAATCTCAGCGATCACGACGGCCTGACCGTCCTGGAGCCTATCGAGAAGCTGGTCTTCAACGCCACCGAACTGGACGCTCTAGGCCTCACGCTGGAACAGGGCAGCGAGATCACCATCCCCGGCTACGGCGTCACCCTGGTCCTCGATTCCGAACTCGATCCAGACGGCCCCGAGAACGTCTATTGGACGGTGACCCGTGCTTAGCTTCAACATATCAGGTGTGACCGATCTCGAATCGTTTCTCGCGGCCGATGAAGATCGGACGCGCCGCGCAGCCGCCTTCGCGTTGAACGACGTGTTGACAGGACAAGGCATAGCCCGGTTCCGCAAAGCGGTGGCCGCTGAAGTACAGTTTCCCCCAGGCTACGTGGACGATAAGATCGAGATGGCGCAGCACGCCACACCGACGCGCCTTGTGGCCTCAGTCGTCGGGCGGCAGCGTCCTACCAGCTTGGCCCGCTTCGCCACGTCCGGCACTGTGGGCGGGAAAGGTGGCGTCACTGTCCGGGTAAAGAACGCTTCGCGTCACATGCCTGATGCGTTTCTGGTTCGACTAAGCCAAGGTGCCTCGATCTCGGACGATGGGTATAACGTCGGCTTGGCGATCCGGCTGAAGCCCGGCATGGTGTTGAACAAGAAAGACACTGCGCGCATGGTTCATCTCGACCGCAACGTGGTCCTCCTGTACGGGCCCAGCGTCGATCAGATATTGCGCAATGAAGCCGCAGAGGCCACAAGCGACGAAGTGGTTGACGCAATAGCCACTGAGTTCTTCCGCCAGTATGCGAGGCTGTCCTGATGCCTGCCACGATCCTCCCCACAGATTCCAAGCAACTGCGCATCGTGAAGAAGCTGTCCAACCTTTTGGAAGGAACTTCCGGATACGAAGGGATCACTTGCTACCGTGGCCGCTCGGTGGTTTCAGCCAGTGACCTACAGGACTGCTTGTCGATCTTGGAAGCGCCCCGCCCTGTGATCGGCGAGGCAGCGGGACACCACGGACACCGCCGTAAAGAGACTTGGACTCTACTGGTGCAAGGCTGGCCGAAAGACGATAAAGACAACCCGAGCGATCCCGCCTACAGCATGAAAGCGGCGGTCGAAGTCCGGCTGTCTGAGATCATCCTGGTGAACGAAAACACCGGCCTTCCGGTCAATCCGGAAATCTATCTACTGGGCGGTGACATTGGGGCTTTAACCATAGGACAAGGCGTGGTAAGGCCCCCTTCGGAGGACGCAGCTTCGCGTCTTGCGATGTTCTACTTGCCGTTGATATTAGAGATCACGACCGACATCCGTAACCCCTCTTTGTGAATAAGGGAGCATTGAAATGGCAGACACCGATATGAACTACGTCGTCGGACGTGGCCGCCTCTTTTTCGGGCAGTTCCTTGCCGGTACGCGCACGCCCCAGGGCCAAAGCTACTTCGGCAACACACCGTCTCTTTCGCTCTCGCAGGCGGAAGATACGCTCGATCACTACTCCAGCGAAGGTGGCATCCGCGTCAAGGACGCAAGCGTTTCGCTCCAGAACGATTCCAGCGGCACCTTCACATGCGACAACATCTCGCTGAAGAACCTGGCCCTTTGGTTCCGTGGCGGTCGCTCGACCAACATCGAAGCAGGCAGCGGCTACGCCACGGGCACGCTCACCATCTCGACCGCAGTTCCGGTTGACGGTGACAAGTTCACCATCGGCGGCACTGACATCGTTTTCCGCGATGCCGATCCGGGCCCCACGGAAGTTCTCATCGGCGGCACCATCACCGCCACTGCCGTCAACCTGGCCAACTATATCAACGACACACCGTCGCTCGGCGTTACGGCGTCTCCGGCTGTTGGCGTCACCACGCTGACCGCTATCGCACCCGGCACCACGGGCAATGCGATCACCCTGGCGAAGACCTTCACCACGGGTGCCAACGGCGCGGTCTCCGGCGCGACCATGACGGGCGGCACCGATGTCACTGAAACGATCTCGAATGTCGAGCGTGGCCTGTGGTATCAGCTTGGCGTCACCACCAGCCTGCCGCAGGGCGCGCGTGAGATCGGCACTGTGAGCATCACAGGCGTTGCTTCGGGCAGCTACACCGTGGACGCCGCCGCAGGCCGCATCTATCTGCATGAAGACGCAGACGATATCGTCGATGGTGATGATCTCGAAGTGTCGTACGGCGTTGCAGCCGGCGTTGACGATATCGTCATCTCGCGCACCGACAAGATCGAAGGTGAGATGCAGTTCATCGCCAACAACGCTACGGGCGAGAACGACGATTACTTCTGGCCGTATGTCAAGCTGTCTCCGGACGGCGACCTCCCGCTGAAGGGCGACGAGTGGACTTCGATGAGTTTCACCTTCGAGGTGCTGAAGCGTGACGCCCTGGTCGAACGCCAGTATATCACCCGTCGTCGGTGACTTGATCTCCTGAGGGGGATAAGCCATAAAGGGGGCGGCGGTCGCGAGATCGCCGCCCTTTTCGTTATAGCGAGGATGACATGATATGACCTGGACCGACTACAAACCGCCTGTGCAGTACATCAAGACTCCGGACGGCAAAGAACGCCCCGTTCGCGGTCTGAGCCTGGAAGACTTCACCGGGCTCATCACCAGCCACCTGGACGACATGATGGACATCTCCGCTCTCTACATCCAGTCGCAGAAGGATGTGATGGCGGCGACGAACATGACCGATATCGTGATGCTGGCGCTTCGGCAGTTCCCCGCGCTGATCTCGGAAGTTATTTCCTTGGTCACCGACACGCCGGAACTTCGCAACAAGCGCCTGGGCGTCGGACTGCAATTGCAAATTCTCCAGACATCGCTGAAGCTGACCGTGGAAGACGCTGGTGGCCTGGGAAACCTTTCCGCGATGCTTCAAAGCGCCGTAAAGGCGGCCGTAGGGGAACGGGGCGAAGTGTCGCGAAAGTTAACGGACATCCTCTCGCAGTCTTCTACTTCGGGTGCCGTGAAGACGCCAACTTCCTGATCGCACAGGGCCACACCAATGCCGGCCGATATCCCCTGGGCCGACTGTGGTCAGAGAAGGAGATTACGATACGAAGAGTAAATCAGGAACTAGCCAATGCAGCGGCGCTCAATCAAAGTGCTACATCGGCTAGTTTTCACGGCGGCAAGGCTCACTCCTTCTTCAAGGAAGTGATGCAAAAGCTGACAGGCTAAAGGAACGACGACATGGCGGCCGCTCTATCCAAACGCGATATCGAGATGATCTTCCGGGCGGAGACTGATGCCGCCACCCGCCCGGTGAATGAACTCACGGCCGACGTGAAGCGCCTGAGAACTACGCTCGAAGACCTGGCTAAGACCGGCACCAAAACTGACAAGAGCCTTGACACTCTCGCGACGACGACGCGCGAGTTGGAGAAGGCTCAGAGTGAACTCGCCAATGCGCGAGTCCTGTTGACCCAACTTAACGCACAAGCGACCGCGCTGGAGCGGGCTGAATCTAACGCCGAGAAGGCCGCCAAGAAGTTTGGTGAACTGAAGACGCAAGTCGATAGCGTCGAGAACCCCACGAAGCGATTGACGACTTCGATGGAAGCGGCCGAGCGCAAGATGGCGGCCGCCAATCAGCGGCTCGAAGAGCAGCGGGGCATCTACCGCGAAGTGAAGACCAGCATCGAGTCGATCATCGGCCCGGTCGATAATCTTCAGACTGCTTTCCGCACCGTCGCTGTAGCGCAGCGCGACATCTCTCAGGGCCTTGCGGCGGCCAAGGGCAGTGTGGCGTCGTTCAAGGCCGAGATCACCGACACCAAGGTAGAAGCCGAGCGGCTGGCACAGGTGGACGCCTTCCGTAAGTTCGCCGCCGATTCCGTAGCCGCAGACAGCGCCGCTACCCGTATCAGTAGTGCGCTCGATTCCAGCACCACGTCGGCCCGGCGCTTGGCGGACGCAGTGCTCGGGATCGTCAACCCGGCGCAAGCAGCCGCGACTACCTTGGCCGGGATCGACGAGCGCCTGGACGCAGTTGTGGCCCGAACGCAAGGCGGCCTGAAGAAGATCAGCGTGCCCGAACTAGGCGAGATCAACAATGATCTGGCTGCGATCCAGGCAGGCCTTCTTCGCGTGTCCAATGAGGTTGACAACTTCGTGCGCCAGCAGTCCCGCGTGGACGACGTTGCGGCCGCTTACGACGCACAAGCGGCGAAAGTCAAAGCACTCGCCACGGCAGAGGTGCAGGCCGGTGCCAGCGTGGCCGAACTGACGGCCGAACTGAAGCGCGAGCAGAGCCAGCTTATCGCCCTAGGTGAGACCCTGGACCGCGAGACGCAGAAGCTGAGCGGCTTCAGCGCGGGCCTGAAGCGCGTCGGAGTTGATTCGTCCAATATCCCCGCAGCAATCCAGCGCATCGAGCAGAGCGCTCGCCGCGCCGCTCCGGCGATCCAGGACGTTACCAATGTGCTCTCGCCACGGGGCCGGAAAGGATTTCTCGGACTCGATCCCTTCCAGCTTCAGAACCTGTCCTACCAGATCAACGACGTATTCACGTCCCTAGGTAGCGGCGCTCCGCCGTTGCAAGTGTTCGCGCAGCAGTCCGGTCAGATATTGCAAATCTTCCCCGGCATCCTCTCCAACTTTGCGCGGGCCCTGCCGATCATACTTCCGCTCGCGGCAGGCTTCGCTGTCCTGGCCGGCTCACTGTCCGAAGCGAACGCGCAACTCGAAACGACTCGCACGGCGAGCACCGTCTTGGCATCCCTGGGCGAGGCGAACGGCTACGATCCAGCGAAGTTTAGGCAGATCGTCGATAGCTTCCGCGATCTCGGCGTGTCGCTCGAAGAAGCCACGGCCAGTGCCAAGACTTTCGTCACTGAAGGCCTTAACCCAGCCGCAGTTGATGACTTCATCATCGCGGCGAAGAACCTGGCCGACGTGCAGGGTATCGACGTTAAGACTGCGACGGAAGAACTGACCAAGGCGTTCACGTCTGGCGCTACCGAAGTGCTCGCCCTGGACGATAAATACAAATTCCTCACCGACACCCAGCGGGACAACATCGCGGCATCCAAGGATACCGGGCGTGAGCACGATGAGGTGCGCAAGGCCTTCACGCAGCTTTACAACAAGATGCAGGAAGGTGCGACGGCGGCGCGCGGACCAATGACCGACGCGACCAACACGTTGCGCGCGGCCTGGCGCGGATTGCTGTCCACGTTCGCAGATACCGGCATCCTGACCAGCGTTATCGGAGTGATCGAGAAGGCGATCCTCGGCCTGACGTTCATGGTCAACCTGGCCAAGCGCGTCGGTGTAGTCTTCAAAGGCGCTGGAGACGCGTATGCGGCCGCTGGCGGTGGGGTGCTCGGGACAATAGCGGCCGGAGCGAAGATCGGCGCGAATATCGGCTCCGGCAACTACGAGAAGCCCATTGACGGTGCGTACCGCGACACACTCCAGCAGATGCGGGCGCAGCAGATAGCGCTCAATCGTGCGCAGCAGGCGGCCGGCGCGGACCCTGGCCTGGGCTCCCGTGGCCGTCAGCGCGACCGGGAGAGCCAAGCAGCCAAGGACCGCAAGCAGGCAGAGCGTGATCGCAAGAAGGCAGCGCGGGAAGCTGAAGCTGAAGCCAAGCGCAGACAGCGCGAGGCCGAACAGCTTGAACGTCAGTATCAGAACGAGCAGGATCAACTCCAGTCAGCGCTCTCGCGGTTCACGGCTGAAGCTTTGCGCAACAGCCAGGCTCCGTTGTCGGCGCAACTCGACATGGCGAAGCAGGCGGTCGAAGAGCAGTTCCGGGCGCTGGAAGATCGCTTGGCCGAGTTCCGCGATAAGTTTGGCCCGAACCGCTCGATCAACGGACGGTCGCAGACCGAGTTTGCCGAAGCGCTGGAGTTCCAGAAGCAGCAGATAATCAAGGCTCGCCAGCTTGCGGTCTATGAGTCCAACGTCAACGACCTGATGAAGTCCCGCAGCGAGCAGTTGAAGACGATTCAGGAAGACCAGGCCGCAGGGCTCATAACGTCTCAGCAAGCGCTCGATAAGACGCAGCAAGTCGTCGATGAGATGGGCCCCAAGCTGAATGAAGCGATCAGTTTGGCTCGTGCATTTATCTCGTCTCTCTCGCCGAGCGCCGAGACCCAAGCGCTCCTGGACAAGTTCGACCGGATCACCAGCCAGAATGGCAACGGTTTCGACACCAGCACCATCGTTCGTCAGCAGGCGAAAACCGGCGTCTCGAAGAATGAGAAGGACATCAACGACTTGTTCGAGCGCCGCGCTGCGCTCATCCAGTCGGCCAATAACCTGTACGAAGCAGGCGCGATCAACTACACCGAGCGTGAAGACCAAATCCGCTTGGCGTACGAAGCGACGAACAAGGAAATCCGCGCCGGGATCGACGCGGCCAAGGCGTACCTGGAAGCCAATGGTGAGTTGCTTCCGCCAGACGTACTCTCCAACGCTATCGCGCAACTCGCGCTGTTCAACACGCAACTGACATACACCTCGGAACTCTCGACGAAGGTCCGCGACTCCGCCCGTGACGCCATCGCGAACGGCATCACTTCGATGTTCGACACGCTGGCGAGCGGACTGGCTGACCTAGCCACGGGAACCAAGTCGGTCGGCGAGTTCTTCGAGGGCCTTGGCCGGGCTGCGCTTCAGTTCGCCGCAGACTTCGCCAAGGCCATTGCACAAGCGATCATCCAGATTTACGCGCTGAAGGTCGCCAAGAGCCTGATCGGTGCCTCAGGCAGTCCCTTGGGCTTCCTCGGGCTCCACGGCGGCGGCACGGTCGGCGATCTCGGCGGCGGCCGGATGAACCTGAAGCGTGACGTGGGTATCGTCGATCTCGCCAGTGTCCCTCGCTACCACCAAGGGACAGCCGGCGCAGGCCTGAAGAGCGATGAGATGATGGCTGTGCTCCGCAGGGGCGAGAAGGTCCAGACCGAAGAGCAACAGGCCTCTGAGGCGCGTCGTCTGACTGCCGCGAAGAAGGGTAGCGCGGCTAGTGGCGGGTTGCGCCAGGTGCTTGCGTTCGGCGACGAAGAGGTGGCAGGAGCCATGGCTGGCCGTGCGGGCGAAGAGGTGGTAGTGACGCATATCCGGCGCAACCGGCCAAAGATTCGACAGGCACTAGGGCTTGATTAAATGGCAGATATTGATCTTCCTGTCTGGAGTGTTCCCCCTAACTGGTCAACGCCGGTCACGGAGCGCCTAGCTTGGTTCACCCAGGTTCTAGGATCGCGCTCGCTCGTCGAGCAACGTCGCGCTATGCGCCGGACGCCGCGCCGGTACTTCGAGTATGTCATAAACCCGGTAGGCTCCGTCCGCTCGTTCGTCGATCAGTGGTTTCACCGGATGACAGGCGGACCTTGCTTGCTGCCGCTGTGGCACGACTCACGGCGGATGACGGCCGCAGCAGTGGCGACGGACACCCGGATCGAATTTGACACCGAATACTCGGAGTGCCTGGTCGGCGGCTTGGCGATCATCTATGCCGATCCTTTCACCTTCGAGGTGGTCGAGATCAGCGCCATAGACGGCACCGGGATCGACCTGGTATCACCCTTGGTCGGCTCCTGGCCGGAGCGGTCTCCCGTGTACCCTATCCGCCGCGCGTTGATGGACGCCGATGTTACGCTCTCGAACCTTGTGTCGCGCGTCGGTCAAGCGTCAGTCGGGCTCATGGTTGACGGGCCCAACTCTTACACAGCCGGGGCTGAGACCCTGACCGTCTATGACAGCCATCCGCTGATCGTCCTGGAGCCCAACCGCATGGACGCGCTCGACCAGCAGTACGGCCGGATCATGCAGGAACTTGACGGCCAGCTAGGCCGGGTGAAGCGGTATGACGAATTGTCCCGTGGCTACCAGACATCGTTCTACAATTGGCAAGTTCGCGGCCGGGAGAAGAGCCATCTGCTACGACAGGCGCTCTATCGGCTGAACGGTCGCCAGAAGGCCGTGTGGCTTCCCAGCTTCAACGAAGACATGACGCTGACTCGTCCGGTGCTCTCAGGTGACACCTCAGTCTTCGTGCGCAAATTCGGGTACACGCTCCTGGGCGGCCCGATCTCCGGACGAAACCGCGCGATGATCCGCGACGAGAACGACGATCCTTTCCCGCTGGAGATCACAGCGTCAGCCGAAGTCGGGACCGACGAAGAAGAGTTGACGCTATCGGCCGCTGTCACGTTCAATGCACCTGAGGGCCGCGCGTTCTGCTTCATGGAGACGGTGCGGCTGGACCAGGACGAAGTGGAGATCACCCACTACGCTGACAACGAAGGCTCGCGGGAAGTTTCCGTGGCCATGCGGTCTTTCATCGACGCGCGCACTGCACCTAGCATCCTGGTTGTGCCGGCCACGGTTGGTTCGATGCAGGCAGGGCCGTGTGGCGATATGACCTACGCTGCGTGCGCCCCGACTTTCGAGACTTACGACGGATGGGACTATGAGTGCCGAGTCATCGGCGAGTATCCCGGCGAGCCGCCGATTGACTGGTTTTTGTATCTGCATAATCCGCCCAGCTACGGCCAGATCGGCGGATCGGCTGGCTCGGACTGGGCTGAGGTGCACGATCTAGTCGTGGGCAACACCAAGCAACTCCTGAGACGCGTATCGTTTGACCCGGTAGCGGATGCAGCCTACGACGCGACTCAAGACGTTTGGTACGCAGGCGTTGACTGCTATCATGCGATAGGGGTTAGCAACTGGATTTCAACACACTGGAAAATATACTTCCGGCATTGGACCCAACCGTGGCCGGGCGATTCGGGAATACTCTTCTATGACCAGATCGGCGGGACACCGCCCGGCCCGGTCAACGGTGAGCATTTCATTGAAGTCACGACGAGCATCGACTGGAGGGACTACAGGTGACTTTTGAGAGCCGCGAGATCAGCGATCAAGACGGCGCTCCCATCGCGTTTTACACGCTTCAGTGGGGAGCGACGGTGTGGAATTACACGTCCGCCGACGAAGACCAGACAATCACCGTCAATGGGGTGCCGACGACGTTCACCGCCATCGCGTGCAGCGACAGCGGTATGACTCAAGGCGGCTCGTCCAATAACGACATGACGGTCACCGCACCTTACGACATCCCCCTGGCCGATCTCTTTCACTCGACGCCGCCGTCAGGCGAGATCAGCCTGACAGTTCGCCGGGACCACGCGGGCGAAGACGACGCACTGATTCACTGGAAGGGATTCGTGCAGAACGTAAAGCGGGACGAAGAGAACGCTGCGATCCAGATAATCGGCGTTTCGATCTTGTCGCTGTTCAAGTCGTCCGGCCTTCGCTTAGGCTGGTGCCGTGGGTGCCCGCACATCCTTTATGACAGTGAGTGCAAGGTCAACCCGGAAGACTTCGCCGTTACGGCCGAGATAGTTTCCATGACGGGGAACACAATCACCGTGGATACCTCGGGCGGCAACGCCGCACCGCACTTCACAGGCGGATACATCCAGTGGGACGCGGCCGCAGGCACACCAGATCGAAGGGGGATCATGGACTCAACGTCGGATACGACTTTCGTCCTGCTAGGCACCACGTACCGCTTGGAAGTCGGCATGGCGGTCACGTTGTACCCCGGTTGCGACCTGACAACTGCGACGTGCAACGATAAGTTTTCCAATCTGGCCAACTACGGCGGGTTCGAGCAGATGACAGGCGTCAATCCCTTCGCTAACGTCGCGATCCAGTAGGAGCACAGGCTATGCCTCTATTCGCCTGGGCCCTTGTCTTTATGACGGTAAGCTACGTCATCAACGGCCTGTTGATGAAGCAGCCGGAGAACAAGCCCGCCAGTGCGGACGAGATCGACTTCCCCCAAGAAGAGGAAGGAACTCCGGAGTCAGTTCTGTTCGGGGACGGCTGGACCAAAGGTTATCAAACTCTCTGGCATGGCAACATCCGGACGAAGAAGATCAAGGCGGGGGGCAAGAAGTGAGCGAGGAAGTTACTTCCGGCGTGATCGTGTACGTGCGCCATGTTCGGCAAGCGAACTTGTGCATGAAGGGTATGCGCGAGTGGTTCGCGCATCACGATCTTCCCCTCAATACCTTCCGCACCGAAGGGTTGCCGGTTGAAGTGATAGAGGCTACTGGGGACAAGATGGCCCTGGACGTGGCCGCCGTGGCTAGGAGCGACCGCAATGGGAATGGGTAAAGGTGGTCAGACTATCGGGTATCACTACCTGGGCTCGATCCTGTTTGGTCTCGGACGCGGTGCAGTAAACTGTCTGACCCACATAAAGGTTGGCGAGAAGATCGCATGGGAGGGAGGCCTCTCGACCGACGAAGCCACGGCGATCAATGCGCCTGACCTGTTTGGCGGCGAGAAGAAGGAAGGCGGAATCCAAGGCCTGTTCCGCAGCTTCATGGGCAAGCCTGACCAAGTGCTTGCCGGAGCGTCAGGGCTCATCGCTATCGGCAGCGACGGCCCCAACAAGTCGGCAGTGCTGCCTGACATCAAGACAACCATTGGCGGCCCTTTCAGCGAACTGCGCGGCCGCCATGTCGTATGGTACGACGGATTGCTATCGTCGATGAACCCCTACATCAAAACCTGGTGGTTCCGCCGCTGGAGAACGACGGCAGGCTGGCACAACGACGATCCGTGGTATCCGGCTCTTGCTACGATCTTCCTGAAAGAAGGTCGCATCCGGGCGATGAATCCGTCGCACATAATCTACCAGGTGACAACCGATCCGGCGTGGGGCCGAGGACGCAGCCCGAGCGAACTCGATGAGAACAGCTTCATCGTCGCGGCGAACACGCTGTGCACCGAGTCTTTGGGCCTGTGCATCGAGTGGCAGCGGAGCGAGGAAGTCGGAACTTTCATCTCATCGGTCTTGGATCACATCGCGGGTGTGCTCTATACCGACCGGGAGACGGGGCTCATCAACTTGAAACTCATCCGCGACGACTACGATCCGGATGACCTACCGCACTTCCAACCGAACAGCGGGCTGTTGAGCATCCGGGAAGATGATTCCGGCAGCAGCGAAGCCATGGTTGATGAAGTGATCGTCGAAGGCAAAGACCCGATCACAGACCAAGCCATTGAAGGTCGCGCGCACAACCTGGCCGTGCGTAGGTTCCGAGAAGGATCGACAACCACCAAGTTGGTGTACAAAGGTCTGCCGACGATTGAACTGTGCAACCGCGTGGCAGAGCGAAACCGCAACGCAGCCGGCGCTGGACTCCGGAAATTCGAGGTGCGGCTGGACCGGTCTGGATTCCGCATACACCCTGGAGCCGTGTTCAAGGTCTCGTACGCCCCTCGCGGCCTGAGTGGTATCGTTCTGCGCGCCGGAGAGATCGACGATAGCGACATGATCCGGGGAGAGATCATAATCAAGTGCACGCAAGACGTGTACTCTTTGCCGCTCACGTCTTTCGTGACGCCAGTCGAGAACACCTACGACCCTGAAGCCGAGTACGAAGCGCTGCCCGCAGAAGGTGATATATTCGAGGCAAGCTATCGCGACCTGTACCGCAGGCTCGATTCCACGGACCTAGCTGCTATCGGCGAAGGCGAAGCCATGGTCGGCCTTCTGGTGGACCAGCCGAGCAATCGCAGTGTCGGGTATGACGCGGCCATGCGTGCCTCAGGCGAGCCGTCGTTCGCTACAGGCAATGACTCGTTCTTCACTGCCAATGCGGTTCTCGTCGGTGACATAACGGCGACGGCTACTGACCTGGTGGTCACACCGGATTCAGAGTGGGAAGGTGACGAGATCGTCGGCTCGATGCTATGGGTTGACGGCGAGTACATGCTGGCGACCGCGTGGGATGAGGGCACCACCACAATGACGGTCAAGCGTGGCTGCGTGGACACCTGGCCGGCTGCACATCTCTCAGGCGTTCGCGTGTGGGCCGTGGACGACGACATAGGATCGGATCGCCGGACCTACTCAGAGACTGAAGTCGTGGAAGCGAAGGCGCTGACCCGCACTAGCCGCCACGTTCTCGACCAGGCGGACGCGGACACGCTGAGCATAACCGTCGTCGCCCGTCCATTTCGTCCTTACCCTCCGGCCGACGTGACCGTGGACGGCAATTCGATTTACAGCACCTACGAGACTGGAGCCGAGCCGGTTGTGGACTGGGTTGAGCGGAACCGCCTGACGCAGGCTGATACGGGTGTTGGATTTTTCGACGCCACCGTGGCTGCCGAAGCTTCGACAACCTACGAGATCGACGTGTACAACGATGATCCTGACGTGGCTCCGGTCAACACGTACGCCGGAGTGACGCGCCCGTGGACCTATGACACCGCGAGCATGACCGCTGACGGCAACCTGGGCGTCGGCCTCGCCTACGCGCGCATCTACTCCGTTCGAGACGGTGTGCGGTCCCTGATGCAAGCAGCTTTCCCCTTGATCCGCGACACCGGCTACAGCTACGGCTACGGCATGAACTATGGCGGGGCTTGACTGGAAGTAACTTCCATCTTACGAAGCATCAACCTCTGGAGATAACCATGGCTGACAAGATCACAGACACCAGCGCTCCCGATCTGAAGATTGATCCGGCTCGGAATTATCCCTTGGTTGTGAAGGCCGATTCGGATTTACCGGGCGGCCCTTGCCGTGGCCTGCTTGTTGACCAGGCGGGCCTGCTGAACCTCACTGACCTGGACGGCAACGAAGAGGATGACGTTTTCGTAGTCCAAGGGTACAACCCCTTGGCGTGCTCTCAGGTACGCCTGGGTGGTGACGACATTGTGATCCGAGCGCTCTACTGATGAGCGTTCCGTTCGGGATAAACACAGCGCTGAAGGCGTCTTTGGCTCCGCTCTCCGCTGTGCCTGTCATTCCTGCGCGCGATACGGACTTTCCGGCCTTAGCGCCGGACCAGCCTGTCACCGACCTGAACGGCTACGATCTCGTGACAAACCCCGTTTCTCCATCCACGGCAGACCCAGGGGACTTGACGGGACAATCGGGCGGCGGGCTGAAGAGCGACGGCACTACGACCAATGTCGTCATAGCAGCGCCGAGCGTTGGTAAGCAGGAACGCGTCGTGTCTATAGAACTGGCCCAAGTGACAGATTCGGTAGGCGGCGTGGCCGCGTTCATCCAAGACTGGCAGAACTACCTCTTCGCCAAGTACGATCCTGTGACCGAGTCCGTCGTTCTCATCGACGTATTGAACGGCACAGAGACTGTCTTGGCAACGTGGTCCAACCCTCTGTCCCCAGGGGCCGTCTTGGGAATCTTGGTCACCGGGCAGAAGCTTTGGTTATTCACCGACAACAGCTTCTACGGGACCACATTTTCTGTACCTTCGACCTACACGAACAACCGTCCGGGGTTCATCATAAACGCGCCGAGCCCCGCGCCCTTCATAAACCGATACCGTTGGTCCGGAATCCCTAGAGGATACGGCCGGAAATATGGTCTCGGATACGCCAGATAAGGAGCACACAGCATGTCATCTCGCACTCTCCCTAACTTGGGCCTGAAGGGTTTTTGGGGCACCGGCTTCGACGGCTGGGGCGACGAGCACGATACCAATCTGTTGCTGACCTCGGTCCTCACGCAGGGCGGAGTTATCAGCAAGGTATCAGCCACGCCGGGCGCACCGACGAACGGTGATGTGCACATCTTCGACGAGGCGCATGCGACTCAACCTAACAAGGTCGCGATCCGGGACAATGGCGCTTGGGTGTATGCCACGCCGTCAGAAGGCTGGCTGCTTTACAATCGGACGGCTGAATACTTCGAGAAGTTCGACGGGACTGTGTGGGCTGAATTGACCGTGGGCGGCTCAGCCATAGATGTGCAGTCCGAGGGTGTATCCGTGGCCGTCGCTTCCGCG